ACAACATTATACTGATGAACGAATTGAGAATATGGTTTACAAAGATAATCCATTTCTTGCTATGGTCGCTAAGTATGAAGATTTCGGAGGCGAGAACTTAAAACTTCCAATTAAATATGGAAATCCGATGGGTCGTTCGGCAAACTTTACGACTGCTCAATCTAACGTTACTGGTGGAAACATCAAGGCGTTTTTACTAACGAGAATAAAAGATTATGCAATTGCTCAAATTGAAAACGAAGTACTTGAAGCTTCAAAAGGTAATGCAAATGCATTCCTAGAAGCTGCTGTATTCGCTATTGATGGTTCAATTCAAGCTGCTACTCGATCTTTGGCTGTAGCTCTTTATGGGAATGGTAAAGGTTCAATAGGTATTGTTAGTACCTCTGATGCTACTACTATTACTCTTGCTACTACTCAAGACATTACTAACTTTGAAGTAGACATGAAGCTTGTAGCTTCTAACGTTGAATCCGGTACTGGAACTGGTGTAGCTACGGCTCAATCTGTTACTGCTATTAATAGAGATACTGGTGTTCTTACTATGAGTGGAAATCCTAGTACAGGTGGTTTTGATGCTTCTGACTATCTATTTGTAGAAGGTGATTATGCTACAGATTCTACTGCTCTTTTAAAAGTTTCTGGCTTAGGTGCTTGGCTACCGTCAACTGCTCCTGGTTCTACAGATTCTTTCTTCAACGTCAATAGAAGTGCTGATGTTGATAGATTAGGTGGTATTAGGTTTGATGGTTCTTCTCTACCTATAGAAGAAGCTCTTATTGGAGCTGCTGCTAGAGCTGCTAGAGCAGGTGGAAAACCAGACTATTGTTTCATGAATTACTCTAACTTTGCTGATTTAGAAAAAGCCTTAGGTTCTAAGGTTGCTTATGTTGAAAAGAACATTAAGCCTGAAATTGGTTTTAGAGGAATATTGATTCACGGACCTAGAGGTCCAATAAATGTTATACCTGATCAAAACTGTCCTAATGGGGTAGCTTACATGATTCAAATGGATGTTTGGAAATTGTATTCTCTTGGTAAGGCTCCCAGAATTCTTTCTGGTGATGGGCTTAAACAATTGAGAGTTTATAATGCTGATGCTATTGAAGTTAGAGTTGGTTACTACGGTCAATTAGGCTGTCGTGCCCCAGGTTGGAACGTAAGAATTGGTTTATAATTTAATACAGGGAAGCCTTTCGGGGCTTCTCTTTTTTTGTCAAGCTGCGTGTTGTATTACACTCAGACTAAAGGAGAAATAAAATGGCAAACAGAATGTTTAATAGGCTACAAGCCTTAGATAAAGAAGTTAAGTTTTTGTTTTTAACGGCTACTATTGGAAGTGGCGGTGATCCAACTTTAAACGAAAGTAAAAGTGTGGGTGTTAAGTCTATCAGTGACACTGCTGTTGGAGAATATGATATTACCCTTGGAGTTCCAGGTGGAGCTACTGACAAATATCCTTCTCTTTTGTTTATGCAGTGTTTTCTTACTGACTCTGCTGCTATATCCACTAATGGAGGCGTAAGCTTTCAAATAGAAACTGATGACATAACTAATGGAATCATTAAGCTTTTTGCTCTAGACAAAGACGGTGCTATAGCTGAAATTAGAAGTGGTGACGTTCTTCAAATTATGATCGTTGTTAAAAACTCTAACCAACCTGGTGTTGGTGTTAGCTAGGAGTAAATCATGATGATTATGGACCCTGAAAAAAAGAAGTCTGGTCTTGTTGTAGCTATCATGAAGAAGCTCAAAAACGGTAAAGAAGTTGAAGAATCTGAAGTTGAAGAGTTCGACAAACCCGACTACGAAGAAGGTTACAAGGCTTCGGTCGAGGAAATGTTTGATGCTATAAAGGCTGAAGACAAACCAAAATTTAAACACGCTCTTAAAAGTTTTATTAAGATGTGTGTTGATTCAGAAGAAGATTAAAAATGGGGGAGCTTCGGCTCTCCTTCTTTTAGGAGGTTATAATGGCTGATTTTACTTTTAGTCAATTAGGAACTAGAGTGAGAGAGCGTTGTGATATGGAGAATAATAACTTCATCACTGACTCCGAATTGGTAAACTACATAAATGCCTCGGCTGCTGAATTACATGATATTTTAATACAAGCTTATGGGGATGATTACTATATAAAAACTAAGGAGTTTAATACAACTTCTGGTGTTTCTCTATACCCAATTAATGATTCTACATCTTCATATGATTTAGCTATCAGTGACTTTTATAAAGTTAGAGGTGTAGATGCAAAATTAAATGGTGCAGATTACTTTACTTTAGAGCCTTTTAATTTTAATGAGAGAAATCTTTATGCAAACTTTGGCTCTTGGAGTGTGTTAGGAATTACAAATGTAAGGTATAGGTTTGTAGGAGATAATATTATGTTTACTCCTGAACCTGACTCTGCAAAAGCTGTTAAAATTTGGTATATTCCCACCGCTACTAAATTTACATATGATTCAGGAACTTCAACTACCAGTGGAACTATTAGCGTACTCCAAGGCTATGAAGAATATATTGTTCTAGATGCAGCTATAAAATGTCTGCAAAAAGAAGAAAGTGATGTCACAACTTTAGTTGGACAAAAATTTGCAATGAAAAGAAGATTAGAGGAAGCTGCTAATAATAGGGATGCAGGAAGTCCTTTAGCTGTATCTGATATTTATAATGAAAATAATAGATACTGGTGGGGAACTGTAAGGACATAAAATGGCTTTAAAGTTTTTAAGAAAAGTAAACACTACTATAAAAGATTTGTTTCATGTTCAAGAAAATATTGAACAATGTTTGAAGCCAATCTTAAACTCTCCTATAATTGATGGAGTTTTGATAAAAGACATAGACGTAAGCACAAGTGACACAGTTGTAAATCATAAACTAGGCAGAAATCCTTTGGGATGGATAGTCGTAAAGCGAAATGAAAATGCTGTTATTTACGAATCAGCAACTACTAATAATAATAGAGATAAAGTTTTAATACTAAAAGCTTCATCGGCAACAACCGATACTTACTTTTGGATATTCTAGGATATAACTATGGCTAGTTCAGGAACATATTTAAATATTACTTTGCCCGATGTAGGAACTACCGTAGGACCAACATGGGCTACTCAATTAAACCAAGCATGGCAATCTTTAGATTCTCATGATCACAGCAGTGGAAAAGGTAAACAAATTCCATCTTCTGGAATTGCAATTAATGCAGACTTAAGCTTCAGGACAAGCGGCGACACTGCAACCTCCTACTCTCCTATTGATATGCTTACAGCTAATTTTTTTAACAATGCTACAGCCTTATCGGGTACAAGTTATATTAACTCTGCATTCAGTGGTGGAACAACTGGAGAGCTTTATTACATAAACTCTAATGGCGATCGTTGTCAGATTACAAATGGGACAAGTGTTAATGTTACAGGTCAAGATTCATTATCTTATGCAGTAAGTTTAATATCAACTGCTTCCAGTTTATCGTTTGCTGATGATTTTTCTTTATACCTTGTAAACCATTCAACTGCTGTAGCCATTACACTTCCAGCTCTTTCAACTGGAACTGATGGAAGATTTTTTATAATCAAAGATTACGCAGGAATTGGATCTACGAGTAATATTACTATTAACGTAACAGGATCAGATAAACTTGAAACTAGTACAGGTACAAGTCATGTTATTTCCTCCGACTATGGTTCAGTTGTGCTAGTAGCTTATAAATCAACCTCAAGATGGGTAATAGTATAAGGAGTAAAAGTGCCTTTACAAAAACAAAATATAAATTTCCCATTAGCGCAGGGATTAAATACAAAAGTTGATCCTAAGCAGCAACCTCCTGGTACGTTTAAAGTTCTTCAAAATGTTAAGTTTACTACAATGGGAGAATTTAAAAAAAGAAACGGTTACAATGCAATAGACCTAACAAGTGTAGGTGGTAATGCAGTTTCTAACTCTGTAGGTTTATCTAGCTTTAAAACTCAACTATTGGCTTTAACTAAAACAAGAGTTTTTTCTTATGCTGAAAGTGGAGGAGTTTGGAACAATGAAGGTCCATATTCTATATTAGGTGTAGAGTCTAAAATTATAAGGCAAGATAACACTGAACAAACTGAGCTTCAATGTGCCTACCTCAATAACTTAAAAATATTTAGTTGGTGTGAAACTAACGGTGGTTTGAATAGAGTTAGAATCTCAGTCGTAGATTCTGCTGATGAAACTTTTATTGTTAATGATGAAGTAGTTCCTGGTCAATCGGCTGTAGACACTTCTCGAAGTATCTCAGCCCTACGAATGATTGAATTTGATAACAGAATTTGGATTTTCTATGTTATAAACGCTGGGACAGATCAGCACAAACTTATGGTTCGTAGGTTTGAAGTAATGCCTTATATTAATGGAAACGTAGCGTTTGCTAATTCTTTTTCGGCTGAAACAGACATTAATCTTTTTTCAGTTGTAGGACTTTTGAGTAATGCAAAATATATTTACGATGTAGCTGCAGGTGATGAAAGACTTGTTATTGGTCTTTATGATGATTCTAGTGATTTAGTTTACATGACTATTAAAAAAGATTCT